AATCACAGAAGAGACTCCTGCCGCTCCTGCAAGTGAAGAAGAAACTCAGCTCAGCCCTGAGGAAGAAGCAGCTATCAAGGCAGCTGAAGAGAATGGCGGACTCAACCCGCTTTACAATGGCAGCAAGGCAACTCAGGAGAAAAAGCCAAAGATGACCGATGAGGACCGTCATGCACTGGCCGAAGAGCTGAAGAAGAATGTTAACCACCGTTGTCAGGCAGTTCCTTTCAACACCGCAGAATGGGTTGACGGCTATATCGCCGGAGTGATTGAAGAGAAGCGCAGCAATAAGGTACTCTATGCAATCAAGACAGACGACGGGCGCCGCATCGTTAAGGTACATGACAGCAATCTTGTTCGTATTCTGGACGAAGTTGTTGAGCCGGAGAAAAAAGCCCACGCTCGCAAAGCAAAAGACCCGGCAGACAAAATTGAATGGACACCGGAAGCAATTGCCGAAGAGGTTAACGAAGTTATCGGCAATGTAGGTAAACCGGTAGAATTTGAGAAATACCGTACTACAGACGAAAACGGTGAAGAGCACATTGAAATGGTAATCGGCCGCATTGTGGCAATCGTGCCTGACAAACGAGCTCAGCGCTTGCTCTACCGCATTTCAGTTCCGGCCCCTATCGAAGGCAATCCGCTTGCAACGAAGACTATGCACAAGGTTGTAAAAGCTGAGGGCATTAAGATTGCCGAAGAGTTCGACGAAGAAGGCGCACAGCTCAATGCCAAGTATCTGGAGCGCCGTGAGGCAGCAGCAACCCGCACTCCGCTTACTCCTCAGGACCGCGTAATTCGCTGCGAGGAGAATGTGAAGAAGGCAGAAGAGAAGCTGCAGAAAGCTCAGGAAGAGCTGGAAGCCAAAAAGAAGCAGCTCGAGGATGCAAAGAAGGAGCTGGATGAATATCTCGCCGGTCAGGCAAATGGAGAAACTGCCGAAGCTCCTGCTGAGACTACAGCCGAAGAGGAGTCACTTGCATAATGCAGCCACCTGACACCGTTTCTCCCATAGAGCCGTCTCGAAAGAGGCGGCTCTTTTTTTTGCTGCATATCTAAATATGCGGCTATTTTTGTATTATTGCGATTTATGTTAAAATATGTAAACTCATAGAAACATGCTTCTTTCGCGTTCTAGGACACTTTTAGGCTTTAGGTGTACTATAATATGGGTTAACTCAATTCGGCGCGATAGAGGCCAAAAGAAGTGTATCTATCAATGTATTTTTATAAAGTCTATAATATGAATTAAGGCATGGACTTTCCTGAGCTTTAAGCCACCAAGCAGTTATATAAATAGCTGTTAAATTTATGGCTAAAAAGTTGACTCATTTTCTTGGCTTCTAGGACACTTTTATTTGAGAATAATAGTAAACTAAATCTATAAAAAGAAATGAGGAGAGAATGAACGAGAATAATGAAATTTCATATATTTTCGAGGCATTTAGAGCTCTATATTTTTATTTTGAAGCTGCAATAAACCAGTGAAAAATTTTTATGTTAAAGTCTGTAAAACAGTAATTTATATCAAGATTATTTTGTACTTTAGCCTATAAAAGAACAAAAGTAAAACTGTTAAAAAATGTTACACACTAGAACACATAAAAGCCGCATGGTCATTATGATTAAACAGCTTATGCCTGAGTGTACAAGCTGTGTAGCTCGTGTGCACAGTGGACTATGCAGCAATTGTCCACATTGGACTCCGAGTGTGGTACAGGAGTTAACAGAGGAAATGGCCGAGAGAATATCCGCCACAATTGGACAGGAGAATATCACAAGGCCCAACGAGAGAAATGTTGAACAAAAATAAATAATTGCAATATGGAAATAAATGAACAAGAGAATACCCAAGAGGTACAGCAAGAGAATTTGCTTGATGGCTCTCAGTCAGTTCAAGCAATGCAAGAAGAAAATGAACTGCCAATCGCTGTTCAATTAGTTCAGCCTCAAGCTGCTTTAGATGAAATAGCGGAGCTTGAGAAGAAATATCGTGAAACTATAGAACGGGAGAATAAATGAGCAATTTTATTTTAGATTACAGCAAAAAGCAGACTTTGCAAATATCAAATGATGCTTTTTACTTTTTGTATTATGGTGAAGAGCCATTAGACGAAGACAATTTGGAAGAAGCCAATGAGGTATCTGAAATGTTTTCCAATAATTTTTATATAGAAGATGATTGGAAAGCAGTTGATGACTCAGACCTTATAGAATGTACTTTTGTTCCGTATGTTGAAGACCAAGCCGATTATGATGAATACGAGGACCTTACCAAATATATTCAGCAGCAAATAAAATGGCTTGATGCAAATCATATTAGAGTATGGTGGTTTAATAACCAAACTGGAACGAGAGAATTACGCGGTGATTTTAAGGTTTATACCAATAAATATGGCCTTAAGTGTTTTCATACAGGCAATCAAGATGAGGATTTTGTGACAGGAAAAATGAGCTTGTATTTTTTGAAGAATTTCAAAAAGCGTGTAGCTTAACAAGTGAACGAGAGAAATATAAGGCAGACTACTTTTCTGTAGTCTGCCTTTTTTACATTAAGCTTTCATCTTCTTCTATAACGAGAGAATAACCGACTCCTCGTATGGTTTCTATAGCTACTCGGTTATCCATTTTAAGCATATTTCGCAGCATGCATATATGGACATCTAAGCTACGTTTATTAAAGTAGTTATCATCAGTCCATACTTGTTGCATAAGTATTTTCTTAGGTAATGTTTCATTTTTATAAGCACATAGTAAAGCAAGAACTTGACTTTGTTTATTATTAAGCTGTGTTTTTACACTGCCTATAGTAAGAATTTTATCTACTGTATTAAACAGGTAATCGCCTATCTCATAAGATGGCTCTATACTTCTTACTCGCACGCCACATCTTTTTAGAACGGCTTTTATTCTTCTTATAAGCTCCTCAATGTTATATGGTCTTATAACGTAATCATCTGCACCTTCATCGAATGCTTCAATAACATACTCATATCGGGCCTTGTCTGATACCATTATTACTGGTATTTTATCATCTGATTTGCGCAAAAATTTTAATGGCTTTAGCCTCATAGAGGCATCTGTTGTTTTATAATGGCTTAATATGCATAAGTCATAATTCTTTTCTCTGATTTTGATTAGTATATCATTCTCAGTTGAGGTTATTACTTGAAAGCCGTTATACACCAAATAATCTACCAGGATTTTACAGTCTTCATCTTGATAGATTAAAATTCTTGGCAATGCTAATTTAGTGTTATTACTTTTCATACCATTTCTTTAATTTTGTTTTGCAAATCGTTATATAGAACTTCATACCAAAATGGATTAAGCCTTAACAGGTCAAAGTATGAATATACGCCTTTTTGGTATATTAAAGAAGCATATTTAAGCTCTTTGTCCGCTCTTTTTTTAAGATGCTCATGATAGAACTTTATGGACTGGTCCACATTTACCAAGAATGGTGATTTATGCTCCATAAGAACTTTCTGCTCTGTATTTTGAGCAAAGTAATATGGAATATTAGGCATTGCCCAGAAAGTTAATCCAGCACCATATTCCTCACTTGCTTTATATAAAAAGCCAGGGCATGGACGAATTGAGTCAGGATATAAGCTTTTACATATTCTTAACCTACGTGGAATAAAAGGATTAAGTAAAGTAGTTAATCGCTTGTTTATATAAGTTGAGTATTTATCAACCATTCTTGTGTGTTCTTTAACAAGTGATGAAACTAACAGCTTAATCCTTTCATTTCCTATAGGGTCACTCAGGCGTATATATTCTTGCCTGAAAGCTTCACGCTGAATACGTATTCTGTCTTCTTTAAGCCGTTGAGACTTTTTCCTTTTAGCTTCTATGCTAGCCATTGCAGCTCTGCGCTGTCCCTCAGGTCCAAACAGTTTTACACCTTGGCAATTGTTTGGACCTAAACCTGTCCATGGCATTTTATCCCCATATCTAGCTTCAATCTCTCTGTTTTCTTGCTCTTCTTCAGATAATTCAACATGCTCTTCTTCCAAGGTAATTTTTTCAATTGCCTCAGATTGAGCCTCTTGAATATCCTCATCGTCGCTTTTAATTTCATCGAGAAATTCAAAGAGTTCCTTTTCGGTTAAGTCTCCATATTGCTTAATATCTTCCATGCCACTTAAATAATGACTTGATTATATCTTTTCCAGCTTGCTTATTAAGCAACCCAAAATATGCGACTGCAAGCATGAGCTTTGCTATTTTATGCAATACCCATGCTAATAGATATATAGGGAAATAAAGTATACCTACACATCTCCATAAAAATTTAAGTACCTTTTTCATTTTTCTAATATATTTAATGGTTGTTTTATTTCTGCGAATTGTGTATTTATGTGCTGTATATCTGCCTGCTGGTTTATAGCTTCTTTTATTGGGCTTTTTATTTCTTGCACACAGCTCATTAAACTTATTATGCTAAACGGAGGGCATGCAATATAAACATCGGCCAATGCATCAACTAACTCATCTTTGCTTAGTTTCTGCAGATTGCTCTTTATTATCTCCCTTATTGGATTGTTCATTTTCTGCTTGCTTTAATAAAAGTTCTAAGTGTAGAAGGATATTCGCTTGTATTTATAGTCTTATCGACTATTTTCGCGTAAAGAGCAGCAAGAGCTTTAGGCCCAAATACCTTTTTCTCTTGTAATCTTTCAATGGGACCTCTTTTGAATTGAGCATAAGGATTTCCATCCATAATCTTTGTACGAGTTAGGCATTTGAATAATATCAATAACTTTCAAATCTTTCAGCTTCATTTTTATAAGTTTTTTAAGTTTTTATTTATATAATACTTTTCTTGCATATCGAAGTGTCTCTTATATATATGCAAATCATGAGCAAAATGGTAATAAGTGCCAATAGGTACACCAAGTTCATCTGCAACTAATTGTTGAAGCTTTGTCCAGCAATATTGGTCATTGCAAAAGCCATAAACCAAATCGTTGCTTCGCATAGTTACACACATATCAAGAGTTCCTATTTGAGGCTTAATATCAAATCCGACTGATAGCGTACAAGGTGTATCATATTTATAGTCATCTTTTTCTTTACCATCAAATATAGTAAGCCAAGCTTGGCGAGTATCTTTATTCTCTCTAAGCTGCTCAATGCACTTTGCCAATTGATTGTTGCGAGTCCACTGCCACCCATAGTTAGAATTGACAATATTGTCGCCGCCGTGCATTTTATCCCATATAGGAGCATACTTTTTAATTTCAGCTACACTCCTATCACATGACATGTACCAAGCGTATTCACGCTCTGCATATCGTTCGCTGAATTTACGCCATTCTGTTGTTATGATGCGTTGCTGAGGATTAAGTAAATAAAAACCAACATTGTAAACAGCCTTTGTTCCAACATTAGTTTTTATTCCTTGGCCTATGATAAAGTTATACAGGTCCTCAAAAGCCTCAGTGGCATTTTTATAAGCTATATTCATAAGCTATCCTCCTCATAATCTAGTATGAGTATAGTGCCATAGTCATTCCAAAGAAGGTCATTGAGTTCATCTTTAGTTTGGCAATCATACCTGCACATTTCAATTTCAAGGTCTATAGGACTTTCAATGTGCATTTCAATTATATAATTAGTCTCTACTAGTTTCATATCACTTAACAGGTTTATTTGTATAGCTGTTATAAACTCTAAACAAAAGCTCTTCAGCTTCATCATTCATAGCTTTGCATATAGCTAATGCTTCTTCCATGGATAAATCTTTAAGCTCTTCATTGTCATCGTTAAAAGCAATTTCACCAGTTATTACTCTAATTTCAAATGAATTTAATAAAGCAAAGGCTTTAGCGGCATCAAGCGCCTGTATGCATATATAATGCACAGCTTCCCAGTATATGTATGATAATGTATTCGAGCCATCCAGTATTTTGATATATAATTCTCTTAGCTTTTCAGGCTCAAACATACCTTGTTCATCCATGCATTTGTACTCGGCCAACCATCTTCCAAATCCTTTTGTCATTCTAAACCTGTTAGCATATACTGCTACAAACTTAAGAAATTGATTTGTATAAATAACTTCCGGTATTTCTATTGCTTTCTTTTTCATTGCCTAAGATTTATATATTCTCGCGCGCTCTAGAGTGCGCTTATTATTCCATTATTATTCAATCATTCATGTACTTAAAGCGCAATATTACGCGCGAGAATAATGTGAAAATCAATCCTTAGTATGACCCAGTGGACCCGAGTGCTCCATTACCACGCTCAGATGAACGGCTGAAAAGCTCTGACTCAGAAACTTCTTCAAGGCCTTCATACGATACAGGCACAAGAATAAATTGTGCTATTTTCATACCTGGCTTAATGTGGACTTTGGCTTTGCCGACATTAACAACATGTATATGAATTTCACCTTGGTAATCTTCATCCACAATCTTGGCTCCGAGGATAGCGATGCTTTCAAATGCTTCTGCTTTCGGTGTTCTACCAGCTCCAAGGCAAGCCCATTTAGAAGTTACAACTCCTGATTTATCAGCTGCCATAAGCATATATCCTTCTGGAATTTCCATCTTAATACCTGATGGTATCAAAACATCAGTTCCTGGATTTACAATAAAGCCTTTGTTACTGCCAAAGTTAGGAACGAAAAAATCAATTCCTGCTGCTTTACCAGTCCCACGAACAGGGGACTTTACATTTCTTATTTTTGCAAATTTCATGGCTACACCATTTTAACAAGTTCCTTAGCTGCTATTTCTACAGCTCTAGCAAGTCTATGTTCAACTTCTGGACTTATAAGGCTGTAAACTCCTTCTTTTTCAAAAGCATCAGCCATGATAGCTCCAATTTTTGAAAGCTTAGGATTAGAAGCGTTAATGCCATGCTTATCCATAAGTTCTTTATTGTACTCATACTTAATACCTCCTTCTACAGGAATAAGCTTGGCTATTTCTGCATGAGTATTTGACTTTCTGCTCGTAGGAACAGTGATAATAATCTCCTGATTGGTTGTCATGCACATATCTGTGCACATTTCCATTACTTCATTGAAGTTGCGTTTAAACTCTCTTGGAGTTACTGAAATTAAACTTTTCATAATGATGCCAAATTAGCAATTAAGTTCAACATATATGTTTTGTCTTTATCTCTTCTGAGCTTCATCTTATCTTTTAAGGCGAGAGCTACTAGCTGAACACCTATAAGATGATGTTTTGCACGAGGCTCGTCGATTATATCCAATACTACCTCTTTAGATATAATCTCATCATAGCTTTCAGTCTTGTCAATGATAGCATTTATCTTTACTTCACCAATTACAAATGAGTAACACTCGCCTCCTTCATAGTTTTCATTCTCAAAGCCAGATGGGAATTGAAGTTCTTTTAACTTTGCTTCCTGCTCTTCTTTCAAATGAAATACCTTTATATCTATATTCTGTGGATTAGACGGAACTCCGAGCATAGCCAGAGCAGTTGTACCTGTTACCATATACTCAATTTTATTTACTTTGCAAAAGTCATCGAGTTTGAATAAAGCTTCTTTTATCTTCATCATATTATCTATATTTTTTAATAATAAAATGTCACTAAGTTTAATTACATTTTCTTTTATATCCATATGTATTATTACATTAAATCGTCCTCGAATAAGCTTGGTTGCTCAGTGACTTTAGGAGCAACTTTTATATCTCCTGGCTTGCGCTCTAACACCCAAAGAGTATTGCGCGAAGCATCCGGAAACATAGGAGCCATTATATTGGAAACGAGATTTGAGTCATAGTAATCTTTAAGAGCATCAAACATTTTTTGTTGCCAATCGTTCATCAATGGCTTATAGTCTTTAGCCGAAGCAAATGTGCCGAACTTATTTACTATATCAAAATGTTTCAGCAATATGCCTTCAAGCTCCCAATGGTCAAACTCTTGTACGTCAACCCCACGCCCATCACCAGAATCATAAGTATGATTACCAGCCGCTCCTACAGATGGATCGTAGTTCGGAGTTGAAAGATAATAAGTGGCGTCGTTATTACCACAAGCCTTAAAGTTTTCCAAAAAAGCATCTGCATTCTGTTTGCCAACGTGCTCGATCACTTCAAAGGCACATACTTTATCAGCATTAAACTTGCTGAAATCCATGTAGTTTTTAACAAGATCAGCAACATAGAAATGAGCCCAAGGTATATCGGCATATTTTTCTGCTGCTCTTTGAATTGTTTTCTCACGAATATCAATACCAATATATTCTTTCTGCTTAAACTTGTTTCGGTATAATACTTCAAGCAAGTTAGCAGCACCACAGCCAAAATCAACAATAGATTCGCCAATCTTAGCCTCTTTCAGAATGTGAGTCCATCGCAGATAATGCGCAAATTGGTCTCTGTGGAATACGTGGCGCTCAAAAGCCTGATCAGGCCTGAGGTCTGTTGTGTTATATATTTTTGCCATATTACTTAATGATTATTTTACATTTCATTTTCTTCCAGTTCACACTCTTCCAAATAGTCATTCATAGAGCCCATATAAGCTACAGCATCGAGAAGATTATCTTCTTTGTGTGCGTAAGCTTCACGTGATAACTTAAGAGCTATCATAGCTCTATACATGCCAGCAGTTGTTATCGTCTGGCCTTCGGGTGTTATTAAGTTATAAATAGCGGCGGCTTTCGCCATTGACGCCATAAAAGGCCCGTACTGACGCTCTTTTTCCTCTGAGCGCTCATTCACAATCTGATTTGCTTTTTCTAAAATGTTACTCATGATTTAAAACTGTTTATTATTTCATCCATTACAACATTGATTTTAGCTCTGTTTTTAATCTTTTAGCATCGGCGCCTCTAAATGTCTGCGCATTCGCCAAAAAATATCTGACAATATCTCCTGCAGTATCATACATATACGTGTCATTTGGGTCTGAAGTATCAAGTGTTAGCATTGCCTCCAAATAAGGTACAGCACCAAAATATACATTAAGCCATACTGACTTTATGTCTCTGGCTATTTGCTGAAATGTTCGTTTCTTGTCCATCTTATTATCTTTATTTTGATGTGTAAATATATCAATTTTCTCCGAGAATAGAAAATTTTTTCATCATAAAATGCATCTACTTAACACTTCTTAACTTAGCAATGCTTTATTGCTTTTCCGGGTATTCTATCTGCAGCAATTCTTTGCACAAAGTTATTACGACATTATACTTATTGCTTAGTGCATTTATTATAATGCCTCTTTGCAATATAGTAAGCTTATTTTTTGCTACGAATAGATTGGTTTCTTTTATATAAGTGTCACTTCTGTAATACTTTCTATCTTTTAGCTGAATAGCCATTTCTGCATAATGAATACATTTCTCTATATCCTGTGCTCCGTTTTTAGCTTTATATCTGCTAATATACTTTATAATGCATCCTTGTATAAAGGAGCATCCTAAAGTGTTTATAAGTTCTATTGGCTGCATAATCATATCTTTATAATGGTTACCGCCTATTTGTATGTCTGTTGCTTTCATATCAATATACTTTACGTTTACGATTATCTGGTATATACCCATTTGCCACTCTCAGTTCATCCATAAACATAACAGAATTGTAATGTTTAGGAAATTCTTTTATCACCTTAAAGCTTGCTGTTTTGTCTTTAACAAAGCTATTATCGCCTACAGGCTCTACATACCCAAGTTTTACAAACTTATAAAGATATGCAGTTTCTGAGTTTCTACCTGGTTCTTTACCAAGCAGAATTTCTTTTGAACTTACTACTTTGCCAACATTATCGTTAACAAATTTTACCATTTCCGGAAATACTGGAGCTTGTTTTCCATTACGTCCCATATTACATAAATTTTTTATATTTGTCAATTTTTGCTTTTATGCTATCCATTAAGGCATTTTGCTTTTTATCTTTTGCTTTAAGTGCTCTGATTACATCTTCATCATGAGTGCCTTGCAATATCAAATGATTTATAACAACATGATTTTGCTGTCCTTGTCGATATAATCGAGCATTAAACTGCTGATATAATTCAAGACTCCATGTTTGCCCAAACCAAACTATTATGCTACCTCCTGCTTGAAGATTAAGCCCATGGCCTGCTGATGCTGGATGTGCTAACATAACTTGTATTTTACCAGCATTCCAGTCTTCAATATCTTTATTGTTTTTAAGCTCTCTTGGCTTATATTTTTTAAGATATTCCACGATTCTATCCCTATCGAATTGATAGGTCCATGCTACAAGCACAGATTGGCCATTTGCATCTTCAATTATCTCCTTAAGAGCTTCAAGCTTAATATCATGAATTGGAAACACATTTCTTTCTTCATCATATATAGCTCCATTAGCAAATTGAAGTAATTTATTTGAAAGGGCAGCGGCATTGACTACGTTTACTTCCACAGGCTTTTCAACAAATACTGAATTACCATTTTCGTCTTCTTGCTCAATCGTTTCAGTAGCACTTATTAAGTCAAGCACTTTATTCTTTTCAAAGTCATCGTATTGCTTCTTTAGAGCTTCAGGCATTCTAAGCTTTATATAGTTATCTGTCCTAAACGGCATTTCAAGATAATCATCGGCTTTCATGCTTATGCAAATATCCTCTATTTTCTTATGTATTAGATATTCTGAGTCACTCATCAAATCGTATGAATATACGACATGACCATTCGTTTGACCTGGCCGAAAATACCTTTCTCTATATCTGGATATTGTCTTTTCAAGGCGCTCGCCTCTATCCATAAGATATATTTGAGGCCACAAATCAATAAGTCCATTTGGAGCAGGTGTACCAGTTAGTCCTACTAACCTTTTAAGATAAGGTCTTGCGCCGCGTAATGCCTTAAAACGCTCTGATTTATAAGACTTAAAACTGCTAAGCTCATCAACTACTACCATATCAAAAGGTAATTTGCCTCCGCCATATAAAGCACAAAGCCATGCAACATTATCTCTTGATATGATATAAATATCAGCTTTTGTTTCCATAACAGCTGCTATTCGCTGTTTAGCAGTACCTATAATCTTAGAAAAGCGCAAATGCTTTAAGTGGTCCCATTTCTCTGCTTCTTCTTGCCAAACTGACTCAGCTACTCGCTTTGGAGCAATCACCAACACTGAATTTATTTCGCAGTAGTCATTCATAAGATAGTTTACAGCTGTCAGTGTTGATACTGTCTTACCCAATCCCATATCAAGAAATACTCCACAAAATGGGTGAGTAATTATATGCTCCGCACAGGCTAATTGGTATTTATGTAAATCTGTTTCTTTCATTTGCTTAATACAATATCATCTACGAAGTTTATTACGCTTTCTACTGTATCTATTACTTCAACTCTAAAGCCTAAAGCTCTAAGCTTATTGTGCATATATGCTTGTATGCGTTTAGGCTTTCGTCCAGTTGTTTTTAATTCCACAAAAACTATTTTATGGCCCGGAAATAAGCACATTCTATCTGGTAAGCCTATAAGTTGGTCACATAGCAGCTTTATACACATACCACCGTTTATTTTAACAAGCTCAACCAATTTGCGCTCTACAACTTTTTCACTGTCTACCGTCTCTTTCTTCATAAGTTAAATTTATTGAACTTACAGTTACTCCGAGTATTTGCAATGGCTGGTTAAGCTTATCTTTAAGATTTTTCTTGAATTGAGCTATATCATTGCAAGCATTCTCTTCTGTTACATGGTTTTCATCATATTTTATTGTTCTTAAAGAACCATCGGAGAATTTGCATACAGCTCTTAGTATTACATATTTCATAACCTGGCCATATAAATGTTATACTCACACTTATCCAAATTAAATTCCAGTCTGTCAACACAAAACTTTTGGCCATTGTATATAACAACCGTTTTGACAGATGGAATATGTTCTATATTTCTTGTTACAAGAAGCACAGAATTACGGTAATTTCCGTATTGCATTTTATAAAAATTTGCTATCATAATAAGCTATCTTTACGTTTATAGTATTTCTGTTTACCATATAAAGGAAAGTTCTTAGTGGATGCTATAGCTTCCCATTCAGGCAATGACCTAAGAATTTCATTAACCTCCCTGGTATTATATCTTGACATTTCTGTCTTATCTTTGCCGAGGCACTCACACCATACTTCAGCAATGCAGACAAAATCTTTTTGTACTGTACCGTTTTTAGACAATGGGTCTTCAAGCCAACGTCTTCTGTCGTACAGGTCCATTTTATCCCAATCATCTGGAAATTTAGTATTAAGATATTCTTCAATAATACCTTTTCGCTCATCTGCTTCTGAGTGTTTATGTTGCTCAATCTTAGCAATTATATCTTCATCGCCAACGAGGTATAAAGGCTCTTTTGCTAAATATAACTGATATGCTTCAGCCCATATTTGATTTACTTCATCTTGTGTAAGGTCATCATTTACAGACTTTGTAGCATATTCTGGCCTTACGTCTATAGGCATAAATCGTCTATTTCCTGTCGGGTCACGTAAGAAATCTTTGTTATTAGTAGTACCAAAAAATACACATTGCCTTTTATATGTTTCTACTGTTCTACCATACGCTGGCCTGAACATATCTTCTCTTTTTGATATGTAGTGCTTGATTGACTCTACTTCTGCTTTCTTAAGACCTGAAAGCTCTGCCATTTCAATCAGCCACGCTCCTTGTATCTGCTCAAATGACTCCTTGCCCTGCACAGTCGTGAATGTATCTGAGAACCATTCCATGCCGAGCTTTTTAACGAAAGTACTTTTATATGTTCCTTGTTCTCCGACAAGTATAAGCGCTGTGTCGAACTTAATACCTGGCTCGAATACCCTCGCAACAGCCGCCACCAACGTCTTCCTAATGGCGGCTCTAGTATAAGCGTTATCTTCTGCTCCAAAATAATCAATCAATAATGTATTAACTCTCGGTATGCCATCCCACTTTTGAGCACATATATACTCTCTTATCGGATGGAACTTTTTCTTTTCAAATTCAAGCGCAAGCGCGTCGTCCACTTTTTGACTTGACACAATGCCGTAAACACACTCAATGTAATTACGAACACCAGAATAGTCAACATCACGAAGAGGCTCCACAGTATCGACTTTACGCCATGGTAACGAACGTGTAACATATCTTTTATTATCAAAAATGTTTAGCTTAAATACATCTTTTAAGAATTGGTCATGCTGAATTATTATATTCAAGTTATTGGCAGAATTATCATATTCGCCTTTTGTATTAGCGTCAAGCTCTTCTGTCCATGAAGTATCATATTCTTCAGGAACTTCTGCTTTTGCTTCTTCTGCAAACTCGAATTTAGCTTCAGCAAACTTTTCTTCAGCAATATGCTTTTTTGTTGTAGAGTCCTTAGAGGCAAATTCTTCCATTGCCTTAAAGCTCTTTTTATCTTTGTCTTCTTTTTCTTTGCCTGTATCTAAATGGCCAAATTTATGTATGCGAACTAAGTCAAATGCATTACATAGTCTACCTCCAGCAGGGTCTGTTCCATGATGAGAATATGCAAATTTATCATCATAGACTATTAAGCCCGCAGCTGTAGAGCCATTTATATATGTATATCGTCCTTCTCCAGCTGGTGTATATACATCTGAAAGAAAAGTCTCAATAGCTTCTTGTATAGTATAAGTACGACAGAAAACACCAATTATACCTTTTTTATCTTCTGGGTCTTCTTGCTTTTTGATAGCTTGCATTATTGCATCTGTGCTATCTGTAGCAGTTGGCCATTCGCTCGTATCATGCCAATCATTATATAGCCCAAGAATATAATCGGCTTCAAGGAAAGGTCCGTCTTGAAATTCAAAGTAGTACTCCATATCTGATGATACAGACGGCCAGAACATAAGTCTATTTACATCAAAAGTTGACTGGTCAAACAAATCAATGTTTAGGTCTCCAGCGACTTTTCGAGCAATAGCTTGATATTCTTCTTGCGATACTTCTCTATCAAGTGGAATTATCAATCTGTGTCGTGGCTTTTCAGGGCATGACTTATGGGTTGAATGAATAACCGCAGCACAATCAAATAGCATCGTAAAGTCCCACCAAAAGTTCTCATGAGAAAAGTCAATATCCAATGTAATTAACTGGCGGTAAAGTACATTTGTTTTATCACGCCTACCATTTGTAAGAAATCCGCCTACAAATCCACCTACGTCTTTTATCTTACTTTGCTCTTCTTTTGTGGCACTCATAAACCGCTTATATGTTTCAGCGGTTACTACAGGAGTAGCTAGCTTTTGAACTAAATTGCTCCAAGTAGTTTTGGTATTTTTCCATACTTTACTTGAAACGTTTAGTCCAACTGCTATGCTCAAATTTTCATCGTATTTCAATTTATCTACTTGCATAATATGCGTAAACAATATATAAACACAACCAAATCATATTTTTAATCTTCTAGCAAGTATGAAAACTTAGAATTGCAGCCTCTGTATTCACCAAAATATTCTATTTCAGCTTCTAATCTAGCTTTTACCGCATCTTCAAAGGTATCATATTGACCTAAGCCTATAGTCTTTTTATGCACAGTTATATAGGCTCTGTATTTACCATTTCCATATCTCGATACTCCTATTGCTCCAGAAGTATTATCTATTCTTGGTTTAATAGCATGCTGAGCATTTTCTATTTTGGTGCATACCCTTAGATTAGACTTTCTGTTATCTAAAGTATCACCATTGATATGGTCTATGCAAGTAGTATGGTCATTAAAATCTGGTCTATCTAGCCCTAATACTACCCTATGCATTCTATGCCTAAAAGAAAAAGCATAACCTCTATGAAAAGTCCATCTGTATAAGATTACTTTATCTAGGTCCTCTAAGTCTACTAAAGCTGAAGCTATAATTTCTCCTTTTTTATTCTGTAGAAGTATTTCTGCATAATCTTCATGCTTTATATAAAGATTAGGGCATTTTGTTATATTTAATCCTTCCATAACATTTAATTATTTTTGGTAAAACATCATTACTCCTCCATCAGCGTTCAAAGGTAAATCTTCTGCCCACTGCGGTGGAGTACTCATTATTTCAACAAGCCTATTATAGTGGTCTTTAGCATTTATTTCTGGTACTTCTACTATTACTTCGTCATGTACTGACGCTACTATTTCATAACCTTCATCTTGCATTCTTAACATTGCATCACCTAATAAGTCACGTGCAATAGCCTGTACAATGTTCTCTGTTAATTTACCTCCATACGTATCAATTTCACCCCATTGCTTAGTTTCTTGCACAACTCCTTGGTAACATAGTACTCGTGTTGGCATCGTAGAACGGCCTATCTTCTTATCTTTGAATTTAGGTCCATAGTAGAATAGCTTTCTGCCAGATGGCAATTGTATTGTCATAAACTCACCATTACAGTCGAAAATTATATTTCTACATGTGCATGATACTGGCCTTTGGTATCTGACAGCCTCTTTCGATGCTTCGTCTATCTCTTTCCACATGTCTACGATTGCTGGATTGGCCATACGCCACTTACGCACCAGACTCATCATTTCAGTATCTGATAAGCCCATACGTTCACCACCCATTCGTTTAAGTGCTCCTAATGAGCCCTCATAACCAAGTGCAAGTTCTGAAATCTTTGATTTGTCACGAAGTACTGAACCTTTTGTAATAGCAGATATTGGCACATTAAACATCTTTGCTCCTGTAGCTTCATAGATTTTACCGTCTCCGCGGAATACGTCCATTCGCCATTTTTCATTTGCAAGCCAAGATATAACGCGTGCCTCAATGGCTGAGAAGTCTGCAACACTAAATACTTTACCAGGCGATGCTATAAGAGCTGTTCTTACTAACTGAGACAAAATATCTGCAACATCATCATACATCATCTCAACTGACTCCCAATCACATGCTCTAATCATTTCACGTGGTACTTCTATATGTGATATATGATTTTTTGATAAGTTCTGCAATTGCAATAGCCTACCTGCCCATCGTCCAGTTCTATTTGCACCATAGAATTGAAATGTACCACGGACTCTATGGTCTTTCATGGCACAATTAAGCATAGCATAATACTTCTTAATAGACGTTTTTGAGAGCTTTTTGCGTATATTAAGCAACTCAATAACATCTGGATAATCTACAAACTCTTTCATTAAATCAGGCATTGTTTCCTTTGAAAGTGACATAACAACACATCCTGTTGTCTTTTCAATCCATTGCCTAATTTGAGCAGGCGAGTTTGGATTTTCAAGCCCTGTTAGCTGTTGAGCATGTTGCGTTAAGATAGAAGTATATGTGTTATCTACTGCGATAGCAGACTCTGCTAATTCCATATCAACCAAAATACCTCTATCGTTTATATTCTGGTCAAGCACATACATCTTGCGCTCAATATCAGGAATGATATATGCCTCTAATCTCTTAAATATCTCACGCTCTGCAAGTACGTCATATTTGTTATATTCCTTATACATTTCCCACTTTTCAGGAGCATGCTCAGGATAATTCCGAGTACGCATGCCATTAACTCGAGTTGCTTTGCATGGGCATGAGAAGTATTTAATAAGCGCTTTACCAGTATCTAGCTTTTTATCTGTAAGATTAAGAGCCTTTGATACTCCGTCCAAAGAAAGTGGTAAACCACAATACGCAGCTTTTACAGAGGTACAATACCACTGCTCTGCTGGAACATTATATCCTATACGCTTAAAGCTCAAGCGCTCAAATACTGCATTATGTGCCACTTTTACACAATCCGGGTCAAGTAGAGCTTCTTCAAACTCTTCAGGCATTTCTTCACCTTGAGCCAAATCTACTATCTTTACCGGGCTATCATCTAAAGCATATCCTATTATAAGAATTTCAAAGTCTGGTGACTCAATATACTTATAAGCTCCAGACTCTTTAATATCTACAGATGAATATGTTTCAACGTCTATAAAAAGATTTTTTGCCATTATTATTTTATTTGATATTTATGGTAGTGGGATAGACGGGAGTCGAACCCGCAAGTGAACGCCCATACCTCGCCCTGTTTTACCAGTTAAACTTACTATCCCATAAAAGATAGGTCCGGACTAATTAGCCCGGGCCTATCCCGGCGTAAACAAATGCCTCCGATATTACATCATATCGTCATCCTGAACAGCATTATCTCCACCGAAATCTTCTTCAGCTGTTGAGCCACCAGCCAACATCTCTCCATCTTCGAGCTTCTGGAGATTGTTCAATCCAGCAGCGATGCCTTTGGATGAAACATTGAAAGCATAGAAGTTGATTGAAGCGCGACCATAACAACCTGAATAGAACTCGTCTCTGCTCATGATTGGATTGAGTGAGCGGTCTACAATACTCGGCTGACGCATTGAGTTTGCATTGATGAAATAATGGTCCTCAAATGCTGGGTCATCTGGACGCTCTTCATCGCCATCGCGTAGAGGCAATTTGAGGTTTGCTGGAATACGGCCATTCTTATCTGCGAGTTTTGCCTTACCTGCTTCCTTTGCAGCTTCTATGGCTTTCTTAATTTTGTCAATAGTAGCCGTATCGCTCTTAGGAATAAGAACGCAGATATTATACTTAGGAGTATCGCCCTCATTCATAGCTGTGGGCTCGAATACGTTTACATAGCAAAATCTTACTTTGCCAGTTACAACCTTGGTTGAATTTACTTGATTACTCATTGTCTTTTAATTTAAGTTGTTATTATTACTTTTTTCTATTATTTCTCATATAACCTTTAAGCTTTCTATGTTTAGCTTTAAAGTTAATATAATTGATACCATAGCCAATCATATTATTGGGGTCATGACCAAAAGCAGTTCCTACCAATTTTGGTGATATAATAGAAGGATTACGTTCCATATTTTCTTAATGCTAAAAAATATTATTCGTCTTTGAAATCTAATTGTGCTTGAGCATATCCCATTGCTGGTCTCTTGTCTTCAAGCGGTACAAGAGTAGGTTTGCCTTGTGGCTTGATAACCACATCTGAGAGTATTTCCTCAAAACGCTTTTTGCCTACTAACTTCTCAATAGAAGTAATTGGCTTAAGCTTCATATTGAAAATCTCATCTTCTGAAAGTTCAGGGCAACGCGCAAAAATTGCATTAGAAGCTTGGTCTTCGTCAACCCATTTGCGTCGACTAATTCCTTCAACTAATTTAAGCCCCGGCCATTGCTTATTCTCGTTAACCGCTTTAGTTTGTGCATATTCTGTTATTGAATTAGCCCATTCTATAAGCTTAGGCACACGCTTAACTATATCAGCAATCTCATCATCGGTTAACAACTCTGGGTCTGCAAATTCATGTTGTGCAATTTCGAGCTGTTGCTCATAAAGCTTACGACATTGATTACGCACAGCACAAAATCTGCACCAATCTCCGGCATTAAGTTCTCCTTTACCTTCAAATGCAAGTTCAGCTCTTGGTCTAAGCTCCTCTTCTGCCCATTTACGGAGTTCTTCGACAGATATTTGCCAACTTGATATATTGTTAATGCGAGGCTGTATAATAGTCAATCGCACTTCCGTTATATCATACATTGTATCATATTTCTGCAAAGCTCCAAGCCCATAAAGCATAAGTTGCTTATTCCATTCAGCATATACTGGAACACCTTTTCCATATTTTAAGTCAATAACTTCCATAAGGTTGTCATTGATAACAACACAGTCAGCTGTTCCAAAGCTTTCAGGCACATATTCTGCCAAATCGAGTTTCTGCTCAATTTCCATGACAGCTAACGGATTTTCAGTTTTTGCTTCAGCTAATTGTTCTGAGCAATAATCCGTATAGATAGGTACAACTTCAAGCATTTCCTCACTGAACAAGTCATTTGCCATTATCTCTTCGAGCCTTTGGTCAAAGTCTTGCTCACTAATGCTGTTAAGTGTATCTTTTCTCAGGTAAAGCTCTGAGAGCTCATGAGCTAATGTACCTTCTTCTGCATATACTGAAGACTTCTTTTCTCCGTATTCATCTTCAAGCTTAGCAGATGGAGTACAATTCAGCCATCTTCCTGCTCCAGAAGCCGAGAGGAGTGCATGACTCCTCTGACTATGTTTCTGTGGTTTAGTACTACTTGTCGCTTGAGCCATATTCTTTTATCAATTTTGCCAAATAACAGCATTGAATAGCATACTGAGCATAAAGCTTTGGATTTTCTCTGCGAAACTTCTGAGCTGCTTTTTGCAATTTCTTTGTACTCGACATAATTACAGTGACTCTAAGAAGTTATACATTTCATCATACTTAGCCGGGTCAAGCTTTGTTACACTCGGAGCCTCAAGTTCATTGAGTTTTTGCTTGATTACGTCGCGATGCTCATTGACCTTCTTTGCAAGCATTCCGCGAACATCCTCAATGCTCTTAGAGGCAGAAGAAGCAGCCGGAGCAGCAGGTGCTGAAGGAGCAGGCTTGGCAGCGCTCTGAGTCTGAGCAGGTGCTGCAGGCTGAGGAGTAGGTTTTGCAGGAGCTGGCTTTGCTGGCGTGGCGGGAGCTGAAGGAGCAGACTTGGCAGCCGGAGCAGCAGATGCTGAAGGAGCAATAGCATTACCAAACAATGACTTAATGAAATTCTGCGTATTTTCAGACAGGTTTACGCTAACCTCAACAGAAATTTTAATCATTTCCATTTTCGTAATTTTTAATAAAGTTATCTAAATAGTTAATAAACTCGCTTACTGTCATATCTGGTACGTTTGAGAGCTTCTGATGAATAAGCTCATTGTTCTTATATATAGATACATACACGCCTTTATAATTCAGCTTTACTTTGTATTCACCTTTAAGCATTGTCAGGCATCCATCTTCAGATGAACCTTTCCAAGTATTTGCTGAAAACAAATCAGTTACTAACACGCCAATATGATTGGCCAATCGCTCTAGCTGTATAACATCCAAATTGGCTTCGCCTTTTAACACGCGGTCAAAGGCTTGTTTCGGATATTTAACAGTAGGAAATAACACCTTTGCTAAATCTTCTGTATTTAGCTTGTAGTGCTCAATAACATTACCTATATTAAATTGTTGCTCCATATTTTGGTGATTTTTATTATCTTATTTTTGATATGCAAATATACAAATTATTCTCGATAGAAAAAATTTATTTTGTTAATTTTGAGAATTTATTTTGTTAAAAATATTTAAGCGGCAATTTTAGTAGGAGGGCTTGAAATTGCCGTAAACAAAGAAACAATAGAAACAATCTCCCCTATTATTTCAAACTTAATTTCTTAATTTCCGATTAACATTAATGTTAATAAGAAATACCAGTTTTTACTACGAGAAGATTTAATGAAATTATTGTTTATTTGTTTACAGCATATATAAGTAATTAATTTTGAGCACTTTAGGCGTAAACAATGGATTGTTTATATTGTTTCTGTTGTTTACCGCTTTATAAAGTATTTTGCACACAGCCCTATAATTATTAAGATTATGGTAGTTTTCAGGTATTCGTCTATGTTAGTTTTTATCTTTTGCCACTTTGTGAGCTGAGCTTCCACAGGATACGCAATTTGAATCGTATCAACTTTTTCTCGCCAGAGAGTATCATGCTTTTCTATGTATTTATACAAATATTTATATTTACTGAGATACACGGTATCACCTTTGCGCTCTACATAGATTGAATCTCTATGATATATGCTATCAATTTTGGTCTGAGATAAGTAAGTAGTATCTCTTTTCATTGTTTCCACAGGCACATATTGAATTGACTTACAGCTGTATAATATAGTGGCTAAAAATATAAATGTAATTATTCTCGCTAATTCTCGCATAATCTTCGAATTTTATTTGTTATTATTCATATTTAATATAAAAACCATTCTCGCAATAATTTCTTATATGCGAGAATGGTTTTTATACATTTCAGAGATCTTTATACTCGTACTTAGCATCAAAGCTGGGGCATGCCTTAGCTGCAAATTCTCTATGCCCATGAATAGTAGCATTTGGGTATTTTACCTTTAAGATTTTCAATGTTTCGAGTAAAGATCGCTTTTGAGCCTCAGTACGCGTATCTTTAGGAGTTTTACCGTCTTTAGCAACACCTCCTACATAGCATACTCCTATAGAGTTCGCATTTTGGCCTGAACAGTGTGCTCCAGCTACACTTTCATCTCTGCCTCTGTGAACAGAGCCATCGAGCTCAATCACATAGTGGTAGCCAATGTCTTTCCAGTGATTACCGTTCACATGCCAATCTCGTATGGTCTCTGTTTTGACATCCTGCCCTTCAGGAGTAGCAGAGCAATGGACTATGATTTTATTTATCTTTCTCATACTTTACCTTGCGCGATAAGTTCATAAAATAATTCAGCTAAATAGCCACTTCCTTGTTGCAAGCATTGCTAATCGATGCTTTTCAAAATTTTAGCTGTGTCAGACAAATCAATTGAGGCGTGCTCATCTGTAAAAATATCACCTTGCTTATCTTTTACAGTAACTGAGAAGTTAGCAGGTAAAGAAGCATAGCCTACGTCCTTTTTGGCTTCAAGCATTAAGCGATTCATCTTTTGTAGATTAACCGTCAATTTTGTTTTGTCTGAACCTACAGACCATTCTCCGTTTCCTGCTTGGCTTATTTCTGTAAAATCAGCAGCTGGAGAAAAGGTAAGCTCTGAATTGCTTACAAAATCTTCAAGAGCATTATATTTTGCAAAATCTATGATAATCCAAGGCAGACTAGATTTACTTGCTTCATAATCATATTGCTTACGATACTCTTCGCTTACATACTTATTGTATTCGTATTCATTGCGAACTACGTTAATACTAATTCCTTGCAGTTTCATTTATCTTTCTCGTTTAGTGCTAATAATTGGTTTATTCTATTTAATATCTCATGACCCTGCTCTGTAGTTGTAGCTTGTACAATCTGTTTAACTATATCAGGTACTTCTGCGGCATGAGCCTTTTTACGTTTACTATTTTCAACTACAGATTTACCTTCAATGTATATAATAGCAACAGTGTATAGAATTGTGGCGAATGGAACTATATAGAATGATAACAAGCTCCCAAGTATATCAAACATAAGAGCAAAAAGCATTAGTCTTACATAATCACCGATTTTTGTGATTGTTCTACGAAACCCATGTGACATTAATTTTTGGCCAAGTGCTTTTGCTGTCGTTGTTCCACTCCAGAAATCTACCATGCTGCTTAATACCATGAAAATCCAGCAGGCTAAAATAATACAAACTCTAACGGCTATGAAAAATATAAGCCCATCAAAGTTTTTGGCTTCAATTAGTTCTAACATTATTATATGAATTTTTCCCAGTCCAATTTGATTGCTTTCCCTATTGCGTCAGCAGTCCATCTACAAAAAATCATGCCATCATACCCATCAGGGTCATTTGCTATTTTATAAGCAGCTCTAAGGCATGATGCTTCATCTTTTAAAGGATCTGGGTAAAGATCTGCATAATACATGTTAGCAAGATATGCAGCATCTCCATATGTTACATGTTTAGGCATTGTTAGGCCTAAGCTTTCCATGGACTTTTTAACCTGATTTGTAGTCCAAGAATGTTGTTGGCCACTAGCATTTATCATCATTTTACTTACATGCTCTGCGAGAGCATCTGTAAAGTGATAGCCATGCTTTTTCACATACTCAGAATATCCTTTAGCGGACATAAGAGCGTTCGCTGCTTGCTCATAAGGCAAATCGAATTTAACCTCATGCTCACCGCACTCACCATGATGAGTAGCTATTCTGCTTTCTACTACTACATCCTCTTCATCTTCGTGCTTCTTATCATGGTCGCACGTATGATGCTTTACTATGATACATTTTAATCTGTGTCCCATAACTTTTAGCTTTCAAATTTTTTGATGAAATTCTCCATCATTTCCTGCTGCTTTTTCATGAGTTCTTTCATTTCACCGATAGAACCTTCAATCTTGCCGAAGCGCTGCTCTGTTTCTTGCTTTTCCTTATACATAGGATTAAGTTCTGCGAGTAATGAAGGAGCTTTGTCAATGATGTTTTGAGCTTTAGAAGCAGAAGCCAAAACCTGTTCAGCATTTGCCTTTTGAGCTTCAACTTCGCTCGTCAATCCAGATTTTTCTGTTGACAGAACAAGATGCCCGGCATAGGTAACTGAATGGCTTTCAGGAATAGCGTAAGTTGCCATTTTTCCATTGGCCTCTATAGTAACATATACTACCATCTCTGTTTTGCCAGTCTTCTGGTTCATTTCTAATCGAGGAAACGATACCTGAGTGGCTTTGCCTTGAATAAGGCTAAATTCCTGTGTATCAAGAATGTATACAGGATAATTCTGCTTTATATCTTTGAATAACAACATATAGCTTATCTTTTTGAATTGTTAATAAAAAAGAGGGCACTCAGAGAAGTATAAAACTTCCCTAAGTACCCTCAATTAATTAGGCTGCTGGTTCAGCTGGAATAGAAACAGTCAAAGAACTATTAATAGCATAGCAATTGGATTTTCCGCATACTATTTTAATAAGCCCTTGAGTCATACCGACTTGAGTAATAACAACAGATGCAGGAAGTGTCGTTACACCTTGGAATGCAACCACAAATCGCTCATTGATTACTTGTGTTTCTGCCTGACATTTACAAGCATTAGGAGTAACAATAGTGATTGTTGCTACAATAGGTACAAAAACCGTAGTTCCATTGAGAACTGGTGTTTCGTTCCTGTAAGTAACAGTCGCAAACGGCTGATTTGTAGAAGTTGCACAAACACAACGACACAATTTCTCCTTAAATGTGGCCAAGAACGAAACTTGATTTGCCACAGGAGCAGCGGCTAAGCCTACTGGTGATAATGTAACCATAATCTTTATAGTTTAATGGTTAAACATTATTGGCCACAGCCACATCCACAGCTATTATTACAGCCACAACCGTTACCACCAAGGCGAGATAACAACAGATTATTTTGGCGCTCTTGAGACAATTCAAACTTAAGATCTTGAATCTTCAGAGCTTGTTCATCCTTCCAGTGGTTATTCAGAGTATCAATGATGCGCTGAGTGTTGTCTTGACCGGCACGAAGAATATCGCACTTATCTTGCTGAGCCTGGAAAGCAGTAGCTGAGAAACCTTGTGTAATTGCAAAACCAAGATCGCGTTGGCCATTGCGAATCTCAGATGTGTCTTTACAGTTCTGAAGTAACAGATCAGCACGGAAATCTGCAATCTGGCGTTGAGTTTGGCAGCAGCAATTCTGTAAAGCTTGAATGATGTTGCAATCACCCAGGTTAACAGCATTGATAACACGTTCAGCAGAGAAATTGACTTGGCCAGCAACTTGCTGAATAGCAGCTTGAATATCGCAGCAGCACTTCTGAAGAGTATTGAAGTCGATATTAAGCATCTGCGATAACTGGCTAATAGCAAAGCCATTGCCTTGAATAGCAGATTTAATGCAATCAGCATTCTGGTTATCCTGCAATTGAGTGCGGATGGCATTAAGCTGAGCTTGAGTTTCGATACCCTGTGTAGCGGCACCGGTTCCATCTCCATTAAAGCCAAAACCTCCATTGCGGAATAAAGCCAAGAACATGATGTACGCAAATGGATTGTTCATCCAGTTGTTCATACCTCCACTCATCATGGCAGCCATCGGACCCCAATCATCTCTGCGATTATTACCATTTGCTAAAATAGCAGCTGCAAGTGCGTTGTCGTTATTGTCACGATCGCAACAGTAGATTCTTTCTACAGGTTCCATGATTTGAAGAATTTAGAAAGTTGTTAAACAATAAAACTAATTTATATGTAAGTACCTCTCTAGAAAAGGTACAAAACATCATTTATAAAAGCCGTACGCTACATAATCTGCGATGCGATATACTCCGCAATTTTCAGTCCACCCTCATTAGTCGGGTGAATGTACACTGTACCATCCGTTCCGCGAAAATACCTGTCAGCTCCATAACGGCCAAACAACGGGTATAGATTGATGTACTGACAACCAAACTCGCGGGCACATTCCTCGATAACCTTGTTCTCCTCAATGGTCAGGTAGTCATAATCTCGGCTGATATAATCATAAATTTTAATCATAGTTGCGAATGGTCCAATCACGATTATCTGCGCATTGGGATTGGCATCCACCACCTTTTTGAGAAGTCCACGGAAACAGGCTCTGAACGTGTGGTTGTACTTCTTTATGCCTGTCACTTCCTCAACATCGGAATAGTCCCCATCAGCAGTCAGCACGGCATCTTCCGTATAAATTTCAAAGGTTGCCTCCGTAGTATCCTCCGTCCCATCCTTCAAGTTCGTCAATCCCTGTATGTTCGACAAATCGCCATAAGTAGGATATTTGTTAATGTAAGTGACCTTGTCATTCGCCCCGGCAAACACGATTACCACGTCTCCCTTGTAATACTTGCTGTCCGACGCACGCGAATAAATGGAGGTCGTATTGACCGGCATCGCCGTCTCTCCCCCTTCCGCAGTCCGGCACGGCTGGCGATATTTGTTTCCTTCCGAATCAGTCCATATAGGGTGCGCATACCCGAATCCATCGACGACCGTTTCATCGGATTTGCTGATTCCCTCTACCTCTTCAT